CGCTAATCATAGTGTCAGCGCCACTGGTATTATGGAAGGTTGAATTGTACTCTCCACCAGCTACTGTCAATGATTGCCCGGGACTCGCTGTTCCAATGCCGACTTTGCCTGATTCATCTATAACAAAATTGGCAGCATTAACCGCTGTTGTATTAATAGCCAACCCACCATCAGCTGAAGCAGTAGCTCCTTGAATCCAAGCCTTTGCTGTGCCGTTGCCATCACATATAGTTATAAATTCAGTATTACCGAGCTGGTTATCGTGACCTCCTAAAAGAAGAAGAACGTTCCTGTTTTGGTCACTACCATTATTTAGAAATCTAGCTACATAGCCATCGCCAACAGCAGCTTCAACGTCAAGTTTATAACTTGGACTATCTGTCCCGATGCCAATTTTAGCATCTGACATTACCATCATTGCTACTTGGTCATCCCAAAATGTAATATCTCCACCAGAACCATTTTGAAAAGCAGCATTCCCACTCCCATTAACATTCATATCAAACCAATAATTACCTGATTGTAACCTAGTTACTACTTCACCAGACCCACTAATATGCAACTCCCTTGACGGAGCCGTTGTTCCAATTCCGACATTTCCACCAACTAATGCTATAGTATTTACTTGTGAAAGAGTAGCACTTGTTGAGCCACTAGCATTAATACCTACTGAATTAGTGCCAGACACAATCATATATTTACCGATTGCTGTTGTAGCAGTCCCTGTAGCTTGTGAAGCATTTCCTAATGAACAAGAATAACTACCACTTGCACTTGAATCACGACCTAATGCCAATGCATAGCTGCCACTCGAATTTCCATTTCCAAAACCAATGCCACCAGCATAACTTGGAGAAAGTTGTATATCCGCTCCACCGCTTATAGTAGATATTGTATTACCATCTAATACAAGTGAATCAACAGTAAGTGAACCACTAATCGTACTAGCCCCTGACAATGGGACGACATTAGAAGCAAGTGCTCCGCTAGTTGTTGTTAGTAGCTGTTGCCAAGTCGCCATTTTCTTTTTCTACTTCCTTTTTAAATTGATTACCAAGTCTTGTTAGCAATTTTGATACAAACGGAGCATCCTTGCCCTTAATTTGCACATTTTCTAAGCACTGAACGATAAAGTGAAGCTCTTCCGTATTAAACTTCAATACCAAATTCCATTAATTTACTATGGATTTCCTTCAACTTCTTTAATGTCATCGAAGCCTGTTCAATCTCTCTACCATTGAATTGACCATCAATCAAATGTCTCAACAAAAATTCAGTATCTTGTATGCTAAGACTAATTTTTGAATTAGGTGCTTTCACCATAGAAGTTTTGTCTATTATAGGAATATTAAACTTCTTCTATTACAACATTTACCATTGGGTCTAAAGTTTCGCCTTTAACAACTGTTAAAGTTCCACCCACTGGTGTTTTGAATTTGACAGTTATACCACCTGATTGTCGTTTCTTTTCAAGAGCTAATGCTTTTTGCTCTTTAATCATATCTTTCCAGATTACACCCATGTTATACCTCCATCATAAGTAGCAATATAGTGCGTTTGAAGCTGTGTAAAATGCTCCATCTCCAACGCTACGTGCAATATCTTGTTTAAGAGCATCAGTACCCATAACAGCTAATGGTATAGAATATTGAGAATCATCTGATTTTAACATTGTAACTTCCCATCTACTGAGAGCAGTTACTCCACCTTTTTCATTCCATAGAAGTTTAGCGTTAGCACTAGTGCCTCTTTCTACTTCAAAACCTACGTCTGTTCCATCAACAGCAGCAGAACTTGCATGGTCGCTATTTAAAATAACGATTTCGTCAGCTATTGCTACTTGACCAGTTAATGTAACCGTACCACTTGTAGCAGTCATTTCACCAGTTATTGTTAGTCCAGCAAATGTTGGTTCATCGTCTGTATCAAGACCTAATGAATCTCTTGTTGGTAGAGTCTGGTCTCCAGTGTTAGTTCCGCTTTGATTTTGTAGTTTCCCTTCAGCAATAATCCCTGCATCCCAAGTTCCAGTTGTAATTGTTCCAACAGTAGATAAGTTAGCACAAGTTGTAATAGACGCTTGTGTTGCTTGAGTTGTTGCTGTATTTGGTGCTAAACCTGCAATAGTTGCTACTGTAGAGGCTTGACCAGTTAATGCTCCAACGAATGAAGTTGAAGTAATTGAACTTGCGCCTGTTACTACTCCTGCGTCTACACTAATAGTTCCATCTAATAGAATTACTGAGCCACCTGCAGGTTCAAGATTAATTGCACCACCAGAGTCTAATGTAATAACTTTACCGATAGCTTCAAAATTACCATCAGCAGTCAAAGTCATATTAGCATCTGTTCCTGCAGCGTCAACTGTAGTTATATCTAATCTTCCACCAGCACCTACAGCAAATATTGCGTCATCTCCAGAAGAACCATTCATTGTTATAGTTTTACCATTGATATTAATATCATCAACTGTTAAAGTAGTTAATGTGCCAAGCGATGTAATTGCACCTTGAGCTGCAGTTGTTACTGTTCCTGCGTCTGTAGCAGAACCTGTTAAGTCACCTACAAACCCACCTGCAGTAATTGTACCGCTAGTTGTATCATTGCCATCATTTCTGACAAATTTATCATCTACGCTGATTGTTACAGTGTTACCACTGCCTGCAGTAGTTATATCACTACCACCTGCTATATCAAGTACTTCGCTATCTAAATCAATTGCTAAAGCACCACCAGAATCCCCCTGAAAGTCTAAATCACCAGCAGTAAATTGAGCATCTACATATGCTTTGATTGATTCTGACGAAGAAACAGTAGTAGAACTTACACCTGACATTACATCACTATCTAAAAGAGCTGTACCTGAAAGACCTGTATTCAATACAGGGCTTGTTAGCGTCTTGTTCGTTAGGGTTTGACTGGCGGTATTAGTTGTTATCTGTTGCCATGCTGCCATAATATCATTCCTTTCTTTTTGTTATCAATACCGTTAGGAAGAAACTCCTACATAGTATTCGTCATTGTAAAATACCATCTTACCTGCCTCAGCAGTTGGTAACGATGATAATTCATTAAGTTTTATAAAATCTACGTTTAAACTATCTAATGCAAAAACAGTTGAAGATAATGAAAATACCGTTCCACCAGTTATATGTTCAAACTCTAATCTATCATCAGTACTATCATAATAAATTTTAAAATCATTGTCATTACCGAAAGTAATTTTTTGATTATCCTGTACAAAATAATCGGCTATACCAGCACCAGAAGGATTAAGAGCAGCAGTAAATGTTGATGCATCCCCAGCTGAGATTCCCCATGTAGTACTACCTCCTGAACTTTGTCCCCATGTTGTTGCCATATTTATCTCCTTTATCTAAAACTAAAAGGGTTTATACCCCTTACAGCAGATTTTCTGTATGGATATTGCTTAACTCTCTTTTTAAATTTCTGATAATAATAATTAGCTTTTTGCATATCATTCTGGTCTTCCATTATCCTTGCTCTCACATAATCAAGCAATGCTAAATGTAGTCCATATTTCAATTGAATATCTGTATTTAAATTTTGTTCTAAAGTAGCAACACTAGTATATCTCGAATGATAATGAACAACCATTCTATGGTCCAAATTTTTGTCAGCATCATTAGTAACAGAAGTTGAAACACTTTTCCATTCTCCAGTAGTTGAATTTTTTTCAATTAATGCTAATCTATCATCGTCGAAATAATAAGCCATATCATTTCTAATAGTATTTTTCTTAAATGGTGATGTTGTTGCTAAAGTAACAGCCATTAGAAATCATCTCCTATCTCTGGAACACTTGTCATCCTTGGAATTTCTCTCAAATTTAAATCACTGTCCAATACTTCTACCCTGTATACATCTATCATAACACTATTATCAAGGTCGTACCATCTCTTATCTTTTTCAATTTGAGTACCAGCAGATGCAGAATTAGCTCTGGCAGTTTGTGCTATTTCATCTAATCCATCATTCATCAATGACATAATGTAACTATGACTCTTTCTTCCAAAAGCATGTTCTATTTGCCCAACTATATCTTTTACTTTCATATTATTCTGCTATTCCTGAATATGCAGGTATACGTTTTGTATCATCTGCTGTTTCTTGTTGGATTGTTCCTTGCATTAATGCACCTAACATTAATTGCATATTTTTATCTTTTAAAGTAATTCTTTGTAATAAATCTCCTATAAGCACTTGTTGTGCTTGTACTAAATCTAAATCTTCATCAGAAATATAAGCTTCTAAACTTGAAGAAGTACCTAACTCAACTTTTGCTAACTTCTGTTCTAAACACCTTTTAACAACATAACAAAGCAGTAAGGGTTCTAATTCAAATAATATTGTACCACCCATATATGTACGAGATTCTGCTCCTAAAGCCCACGTAGTTGGAGGTACTTTAATCCAATACAATTTTGAATTAACTGAAGTACTTGTTGGTAAAATATGAACTTTACCATCAAGCTTATACCATACAGGGTCAGTTTCAGAAACTTCTTCTTTCCAACCACTCCCAGGATGAACTCTTCCTCTTAAAGCAGCAGGTATCTCTCTACACTCAACTAGCATTTTATCATCTACTGTGCCTGTGGTTGTATTCGTTGCAACTGTAATAGCAGCAGTATTAGATGTATCACCCGGGTCTGTAAAATTTATCCAATCATCAATAAGATAATCCTTACCAGACTTTGTAATTGTAAAAGTAGGATTTCCGTCACCATCAGTAACAATCTTGCATTCAATATCAGTACCTGTTCCTGTTGCTCCCCCACCAGATACCAATGTAACTGTTTGCTGAACATTATAATGAGTTTGACTCACTTGCCATGCACCGCTTGGAACTGGCGTTGTATCATCAACTGTATCTACTCCTGAACTACCAGCGTCAATTAGCAATGAATCAGATTCACGTATAACATACAATATTTTATTCGTATCAATATCTAAAGAAGCAGGATTACTAGAATTTACAAAATCATCTGCGGTCTCCATACTCCATAACATATCAGTTGGGATAACATTTACAAGAAACTGCAAACCTTCAGACATATATGTAGCAACATCTTCTGTTAATACATCAGTCCCAGAAGCTGAAATAGCTTCGCCTAATTGAAGTGCTGCTACTGCTGAATAAGCAGGCATTACTTACGAAACTCCTTAATAGTTTGTTCATGCGTTTGTTCGCTGAATTCCATTTTAGTTGTCCTAGCCATAGGGTTCATTCCTATGTAATAATATGGTCGCCTTTGATTAGAAAGTAAAGACGCATTACAAGCACTACAAATATACTCATTATCTGGAAAAATCTCTACAGATTTTTTACATTTTTTACAAGTATATATACGTGATTTCCAATGTGCCATAATACCAATAATTAGTAATTGTAATAGCAGGGGAGAAATAATCTCCCCCAACTATTATTTTAACCATACGCTGACTATTATCCGAGTGGTATACCGTTACTGACGAACTGATAAAGGAAGTGACTCTCAGGCATACATACCTCAAGCCCAGCTTCTGTAAGAATTAAATCCTTACGAGCATCTTCATCAACGCCCTGTACATTAGTATCAATGTACGTATCACGATTAATGCCATTACCGACCAAAGGACGGTATTTAACATTATCTAGGTCCACTCCAACCATCATAGATTTTCCAATGCCTTTCAACAATGGATTTCTGACGATTGCTAAGCTACCGTGTACTGTGTCAACTTTCATAACCTTATGACCTAATCCGCCTTCTGCATCAGAAAAAGATAGATTATATTTCATAGTGCCAGAATCTGGCGAACTACTCATAAAACCATTCTTTAATTGATTCATGTAAGTAACTACGGGTAAAGATGCCATAACAAACTTCTGGTCAGCTCCGCCACGTTCCGGGGCGAAGATAACTTCAAAGTCCTTCAGGAATCTATCATAGTTTGCTTCACTATCAGCGTCAACACCCTCTGGGGAAATATCAACAACACGAATGTAAGGTTTCCCACTATCATAAGCCAAAGCACTTCCATCAGTAGACTGGAAAGCTGCACCAGATTTAATAATATTACCGATTATACCATCTGTATACTGACGCCCATCAACACTACCTTTGTTATTGAAGAGCATTGCTCTTTCAATATCAACTTTGTGTTCACGAAGCTTCATTGACCAGATTCTATCCCACTCAGAAGCATATCCACGCATGACTGTTGCCATCGCAGTATTACTCATATGAGCAGAAGTTTTAAAAATCTGGGTATACCCGAAGGTATCTTCAATATCATATCCAAACGAATCTGGAGCACCAGTGCCTTCTGCGAATGAAGTTCCAATTACTTGGAAACTCACATCTTTGTCTGCATCTAATATACCGGCAAACTTTGCACAAGTATTAACTGTTTGTAGTTGAACAGTATCACTAGAAACAGATATAATACGAACTGTTCCTTGTTGTGGTACTTCAGCACTCCAGACAATAGCTTGACAAAGCATACCGCCTATAAGTTCTGCACCGTCACCTGCGATTACAGGAATATCAGCACCGCCATCATAAGACCATGCATCTCCTGCCGTAGCGCCAGGCGTTATTCGTTTAGAGGAAGCTGAATTGGTTGCCCAAGTTCGGTCTGCCCATTTTGTTGGAGCACGGTCTTCAAGAACTCTAAAGACAGGGTCGTCAGTTGGAAATTTACCAACAGCATTTAGATACGCAAAAAACGGAGTTTCCTGCGGAGCTAACTTATATACCCTATCACCAAAATTATGTCGTCTTCGTTGACCATGCTGAGGAGCTTGACCACCAGTTGTTGGTCCTACATAGAATGCATCTGAACTTTTTATTTGTGCCATAACATTCTCCTTTGCATTTTATTAGTGATTACAATATTCTAGTACGGGAGTCAGCTTTCATGATTCTGTCCCACACCTCGTCATCAAGTTTTGGTTTCGGTGGTTGTTCGCCCTGCAAAAGACCAACTGGGGTTGGCTCTGCTTGGGCTTTTCTCACCGCTTCAAATTCTCGAGGACCAGATGCGTTCTGAGGTGTATTAACCTTAGAATCTGCCGCTTTCCACATCTTGACCAAAGTGTCCGTTCCTAGCTCAGTCAATGGCTTATTCGCAAATTCATAGAATGCTTTCTTATCATCTACGCCTAAACCCTCATTGCTGAGTTCATTGTCAAACTGATTAATGCGTTGTTGTAACGCCATGCGATTCTCTGCACCTTTCTGACTTTGCTGAACTGCCTGTTCAATATTGGCTCGTTCCATTCCATCACGAAATTTGAAAGAATCTGAGTTTGGGTCGTTATAAGCTTCCCAAGGGTCAAAATCCTCTGGTGGGGAAATCGGTCCTGCTTCCTCAGGGACTTCTTCACCATTCAGTACAGAATTTAAATATTTCTGCACATCTGGGCGACCTTCTACGAATTCACCAAGAGCCTGATACTTTTCAGTACCACCACTCTTGAGTTTCTGATTTTCCGCATAAAGTTTGTCCTTTTCAGATTGAAAGTACTTTGCCGATTTTTCCCAATCAGTATCTTCTGTTGGGGTTTGTTGCTCTGCATCACTACTTTGTTCAGGTTCACTAGCCTCAGCTAAATCCCTATTATCAGTAACGTCTGCGTTCTTATTTTTTTCAGCTTGGTGTTTTAGTAATTCTCCTTCTGTAATAGAAGGATTACCATCACCAATTACTTGTGGTTCTGCCATTACGATTTCTCCTTTCGGGGTTGACCGTTTTTCTGTTGTTTTAGTTTCTCGTTTGCTCTATCGAGTTTAACTGCATTTTCTAACTGACTAATCGCTATTGACGTATCAGCCCTAGACTTAGCTTTGCCTTCAGTTAATTCAGATTTGAACTTTTCAAGTTCAGTCCTCTGTCTAGCAGCTATAGACTCTCGTCTTGCCGTCTGAAGGTCACCAGCTAATTCCTTAATTTGTTGCTGTGACTGTTCCAATTGTTGTTGTAATTGAGCAATTTCATCCAACCTTTGCAACACTCCATCTTTATCAAAAACTTCTGTTTTCTTCAACGCTTCTACTCTATCAATTAAACCTAATTGATATGCCTCTAAATAAATTTGCCATTCAGCCCATCTGTTAGACGGCATTGTTGAATTACCAACAATTCTTATATCATATTCTCCAACATTCAAATCATTCTCTTTAGATGCTATTATTTGACTTTTATCATCATAGAGTTTTTTATTTACAGTATATTCATTTAAATCATTATTAGGATTAACTAGAGCAAATGTTTTTTGAAAATTATAATGTTGTTTTCCAAGATTATAAATAACCTTACCTAATCTTCTTAAACTTCCCTCTATATCTCTTAATTTAGACTTACTGCGTCGTTGCCCAAAATCTTCTAACTGCATTGTTGCACTGGCAGTTCTTGGTGCATCAGCAGGATTGCCCTGCTGCATTTCATATATACCCATGTTCAAATCAATATATCTTTCAGCCTGTTGAGGCAAAGCCATTATAGATTGAGATATAGCTTGAGGGGAAGGAAAGTGAGGCTGACCAAAAGACGCATCGTATTCGATGGTCGCATTTGGATTTGCCCAGTCTTTTTCCAACTGTTCAATATCCTGTATTGACCCTTGAGGGATAAGGAGTTTTAAACCTGCCGATGCCTGAGCATGAGCAGTAAGAAGGGAATGCATCTTATTAAGGAATCTCTGCATATCCTTCCCCTTGCGAACGTCACTCATTGGGTATGGAGTATTAGTCCATACATTTGGAACTGGAATAACTGGATAAGTCTCTGTATTTAACACACGCTGATACAAAACAACTTGTCCGACTGTTGACGTTTCTCTAATTCTTGTTTGGGTAACTTCTATAAATTCTACATCACCCATTTGTACAGCAGCAGCAAATTCTCCGTCTTCTCCCATAACTTTAAATCTTTCATAATCAACTATAACTTCATTTATCTGCTGTTGCATCTCTTCACGTTTATCAATAATCCTAAAATAAGGAACTTTAATTTTATCATAATAATTAAGAACTCTATACTTATCTTTTCCAGCTCCACCCCAATCAGAATCTTTTATCATATCTGGAGTAAATGCACCACTTACTGAACTATTCTTACCAGAACTAGGAAAATCTTCATCCTTCCATTCTAATCCTTTATCAATCATTTCTATCATTGGAAGTTCATAACCTTCTGGTACTTCACCTAATTG